TATCCCGCTACCACGCCTGCGGCAACGCTGTGACCGTCAACGTAGCCGAGTGGCTCGGTGGTCGGATCTCCGAGGTACTGGCCGTCGACCCCTCGGACCTTGGCCTGTGGTAGTTACTTTGAAGTTTATGACCACCCTTGCCCTGCGGCCGTTCATGAAACTCCTCGAGGAGGGCTACCGGGAGCAGGTGCCCGGGCTGTAACGAGGGGTCCAGATTGAGGGTTATCCACAGGGGTCTACCTGCACGGATGAGTTATCCACTGCTAACCGAACGGAGGGGGTTGTGGGACGGGCGAAGCTGCCACCGGAGGAGCGGTACCTGCGTGCCCTCGACGGGCGGGGGTACTCCCCGGAGACGCTGCGCGTGTACACGCTGTTCTACGCCGACCTGCGCGCGCGGGCCGAGTGCGGGCCGAAACGGTGGACCGTGGAAGACCTCGAAGACTGGATGAGCTACCTACGTCACGAACGGGGGAACCGGCCCAAGACGGTCGCGGTGAAGCTGAGCGCGGTCGCGGGGCTGTGCCGGTGGATGGTCGGTGAGGGGCTGCGCGAGACAGACCCCACCGCGGGACTGACCCGCCCCCGGCGTGAGCGGGGGCTACCCCGTCCCGCGCCCACAGCGGTCGTGGAGGGGCTGCTTGCCGACGAGGGTGCCCCGGTGAGGGCGAGCGCGGCGCTCGGCGCGTACGCGGGGCTGCGTCGCGCGGAGATGTGCGCGTTGCGCTGGCATGATCTGACGGACACGCTGCTGTTCGTCCGGCACGGCAAGGGTGGTCATGCGCGGGCTGTGCCCGTGCATCCCCAGTTGGCGTTCGTGCTGCGGGGGCTGGATCAGGGCACCGATGCCGTGGTCACCGACTCGCTGGGCCGGGGGTACAGCCCGGACGGGCTGAGCAACCGGGTCCGGCCGGTGATGCGCCGCCTCGGGATGCCGGCCGGGGAGTCGCTGCACACCCTGCGGCACTGGTTCGTCACCGGCGCGCTCGACGGCGGGGCGAACGCGTACGCGGTGATGCGCGCGGCCGGGCATGTCAGCGTGAGCACCACCCAGACCTACGCAGCGGTGAGCGATCAGGCGGTACGGGATGCCGTGCTCGGCATCTCCTCCTAGCCTCACCCGTTGAGCAGCGCGTCCCACGTCTTCGACCCGACCCAGCCGTCCGTCTGCAGGCGCTGCGCCTTCTGAAACCGCTTGCACGCCTCGACGCTGTTGGTGCCGTACTGCCCGTCGGTGCGGCCGTCGGCCGGTGCGTGACCCCGCAGCTTCAGCAGCTGCTGCGCCGCGCGCACGTCCTCACCCTTCATGATCGGACTGGTCGGCTTGAGCATCCGCACGGTCACCGTGCCACTTCCTTTCACGTCGATGGTCACCCGCGTCGACGACGGCGGCTGGGTGGGCGGCGGGGACGGCACGGCACCGTCCCACATCACCGCGCTGTTCACCGGCCCCGGGTCGGGTTTGCGGGGCGTGTTCGGTATCTCCGGGACCTGCTTGTGCGCGGTGTACCCGGACTTCGCGGAGTACCAGTCCGAAGTGGACATGACCCGGTTGGCGTTCCAGTCCCCGGCGACGTACTGCCGGGGGATGCCCCAGCCGTCCAGCCAGTCGAGTACCTGCGGCCACCACGGTCCGGGGCCTTTCGTGAACGGGTCGTCACCGGTCGTGCAGACCATCGCCACCTGCACGAGAACGGATCCCTGTTTGTTCGGGCTGGTGTGCAGGTCACCGGTGTTCTTGAGGCTGCCCGCGCCGCAGCCGGCGGGACGCAGCTGCAGCGGCCGGTACCCGTTGTCATCGACCGGGACGATCAGGTGATAGCCGGTGCTTCCCGTCCCTTGATGCATGTAGTCGGCTTGGGATTTCGGGCTGGCGGTGCGCGGGCTCGCCGTCCAGTGCAGCACCACCCGCCGTGAGCTGGTGTTGCCGCTCATCGTGTAGCACGCCCAGTGCCGGGGGTCGCGGTCCGCGCCCGGCATCCATGCTGATCCGCTCATCTCCCACCTCCTACCCGATAGCGATCCACTGCGTTTCCACGGTGTTGCTGCCGGGCGCGCCGGAGACCTCGGTGACCCACAGGCTGAACGACGTGGCGCTCACGGAGGTGATGGTCGCCAGGTAACGCCGCGCCGAGAACGGCCGTGCGGTAGCGACGACGACCGGCGTGGACGGGAACGCCGCACCGAAGGTGATCGTCGTGGTGGCCTCGGAGGAATCGGTCAGCTGGAAGGTGTGCACCCCGAACCTCATCGCCCGCGCGGTAGGCGTCCACGAGCTGCCCGTGTACACGGTGAGCACCTCGCTGCCGGTGAGGTAGGCGTGCATCCCGACGAGCGGGGCGGGTATCGCCGCGTCGCGGGCGGCGGCGTCCGCGAAGGTGGCGATGACCTGCTGCTGCAGGTAGACATTCTGGTCGGCGGCCGTGACGAGCTCGCCGGACGTCCACACCTTGCTGGGCATCAGTCTGTTTCCTTCCCGTTGTCCGTGCTCTTTCGCACGGTGGACGTGCGGATCCCGCGTATCTCCACGGCGAGCCACGCCCCGGTGACGACAAGCCCGGTGGACAGCAGCATGACCGCCGCCCACACCTCCTGCGTTTCCACGCTGTCCTGCACGAGCAGCGTGATCGCGCCGCCGATGATCAGCAGCAGCGCGACGAACAGCACCGGCAGCCCGGTCGTCTTCATGCGAGCACCGTCGACGTATCGAGCTCGGACGCGCCGACGATGCCGAGGAACCACTGGTTGAACGTCGGGTCGGCGGCGGGGCGGCCGAGGCTGACACTGCCGGCCAGCCCACCCGCGGCCGTCCACGTCCACGTCCAGCCGTACACTTTCGCCAGTCCGGCGGTCGCCGCTTCCATCGGCTCGAGGGGGCTGGCGGGCAGGGCATGATGGGAGGGGCGCGGCCGGCCGCTGTGGACGGCGATCGTGTTCGTGATCTGCACCCGCTTGACGAGCTCCATCAGGCTGTCACGTTCGGGGGTGTTCGCGGCCGCGGTGAGGTTCACGTGGAGGCGGGCGTAGGTGGGTGTGGGCCGGGCGTAGGCGGACACGAGCAGCCCGGCGGCGCGCAGCTCCCCGGCCGCGCTGTCATGGGGGCTGGAGTCCCAGCGGAACGACCATCGGCCGTAGTGCCCGATGCTGGTCGCGTCGCTCGCGGTACTGAAGCCGACGAGGTCGGTGTCCGTGTCACGTCGGCGCACCGCCGCCTCGTTGCGCAGCATGGCCAGGTCGTAGGACACGTCCGCGATGTGCGCGGTGCTGCACTCGGGCTGTGTCCACTGCACGGTGCCCGGTGGGCTTGAGGTGAAGTCCAGCAGCGCGACCTCGACGGCCTGCCCTCGGGGGGGTGTGCCCGGCCATGAGTAGTTCGACTTCTCCACCGTCCATGTCCAGTGCGGGGCGGTGTACGTCGCGTCGGACAGCGCAGCGCCGAGGATGAAGTACCCGGTCTGCGGCTGCGTGATCGACAGGAAGTCACCGTGCAGCGGCGGCGCGGCCCAGGCGTCGCCGCCGGCCGGTGTCTCATGCGCGACGACCTCGAAATGCCCGCCGAGGTCGGTAACCCGGATACTGCCGGCGAGCGGGCGGCCCGCGTCGGTGCGTTCCTCATGCGTCCAGCCGGCCCGCCACTGCTCGGTGAACTCCCCGGCACTGTTGCCGAGCAGGACCACGGTGCCGTCGCGCAGCGTGAACAGCCCACCCAGCTCCACGTCCGCGCAGTCGGTGAGGGTCTGCCAGGGATCGTCACCGACCTGGGTGCCGGCGACCTGCGCGGCCGTGGCCTGCGGGTCGATGACCGCTGGCAGTCCGGGCGCGAACGTCGCCAGCGTCCACACCGCCCGGTCGTGCGGTGTTTCCGGGCTGCGCGCGTTCGGGGGCATGACACCGCTGTTGGTGAGCCGGGTGATGCTGTCCACGCAGGTGATGGACGTGAGTGCGGGGCCGTCGGTGGGGGAGCTGCGCTGCATCTGCTCGATCCAGCCCGTCCACAGAATCTGACCGTCAGCGCGGTCGTAGAGCCACACCGGCCGGCCGGGGCGGATCCCGCCGAACGGGTCGCTCGCGGGGGGCAGGATCGTGTTGTCGGGGTCCCACAGCGTCAGCTCGCACACCCCGGCGTCAGGCTGCGGCAGCACCATCTCGGGCTGGCTCGCGCTCGACGTGCCCTGTTCCCAGGTCACCTCCACCAGATGCGGGGTCAGGTCCTCGACCCTGCCCTGGGCCTCACCGCCACCGAGCCAGGTGTCCACGTCGAGGCGGTCCAGCCCGAGCTGGAACGGCTGGCTGTCCGACAGCACCCGCACGGCCACACCCACCGACAGGACCGGATGTGCACTCATCAGCGGCCCTGCCGGAACTGCGCGCGCCGCAACGCCTGCGCTGTCTTCACGGCCATACGGTCCGGGTCGTTCGTGGTCACGTTCACCACGACCGTCCCGCCGCCCCCGCCGCGGCGCAGGTCATGCTGCGGGACGATCGTCCCTGCGGTGTCCGGCACAAACAGCTCCTTGCCGTACTCCCCGACCCAGGACGGCTCACCGGCCGCGATCGGCCCGCCGCCGGCGTTGGAGGACGGGCGGCGGGAGGACGTGCCACCGACGCCGCCCTGGCGCAGCGCGGAGTTCGCGTCGTAGGCGGCGGTGGCGAGGCGGCGCTGCTCGTCGGCGGCGTTTCGGCTCGCGGCGGCGTTGCGGTTCTTCATCTCGGTGTTCCGGTTCAGATACCCTTCCTGACGCTGGTAGGTCTCGGTGGCCGTGCGGATGCCGCTGGCCTCGTCTGTGATGGCTGCGATGGACTCTTTGGTCGCTGAGATGTTCTGCTTCGTCTGCTGGTAGTCCCGTTGCTGCGCTTTCGTGGCGTACCCGGTCTCGGCGACCTTGTCCTTGATTGCCTGAAGGTGCGCCTCGTCGGTGCGGATGAGCTCCTCAAGCTGGCGTACAAGCTGGTTGAGGGCTACTTTGTCGCCCTTGTACACGGCCGTGAGCTTATCGACGCCACCCTCGACGCGGGTGATCGCGTCATAGGCGGCACCGTTCGTCTTGATCCATTCTAGTATCTGTTCCTCGGCGTATGCGTCGGTCAACTTGCCGTTCATCTCCAGCAGCGCGTCGGCGATATCGGCCGCGCGCGCCTTGACTTCTTCGCTGACCTCGTTGCTCTTGTCGAGGAACCGGGTCAGCGCACCGATTGCCGCACCGCCGATGAACGAGACGATGAGCCCGGCCGGGCCGAACATCTCCGCGAACGATTCGACGGCTTCGGCGGCCGACCCGAGCCCGGACTGAATGTCACCGCCCTCACCGAACGCCTCACCGATCGACGAGGCGGTGCCCATCGCCCCGGACTCGACCGTGTCGTAGGTGTCCTCGATGCGGTCCCCGACGCGTTTCGTGTCGTCGCCGAACTCCTGCGTCACTTTGCCGGTGTTGCGTAGCTCGTCGGCGAGGCGGTCCACGTCGACGGCCGCGTCCTTGGTGGCGCGTTCCAGCGTCTCGGTGTCGCCGCCCGCGTCCTTGAGGTCCCGGCCGGTTTTCTCCGCAGTGTCCCCGAGCTCTTTCAGGTTGCGCTGCGCGCGGTCGGTGTCGACCTCGACAGCGGTCGTGAGTGTCTTCTTAGAGGCCACCGTGCACCGCCTTACCTATCGCCGTGTCGAGTTCCGCGCGGGCGTTGTCCACGGCGTCGGGCCAGTAACGGTCGAGGGTGCGGAACCAGAACGGCCGCGCTTTCATACCGGACACGTACGCGTAAACGCCGTACTCGGTGCCGCCGGCGGACAGGACCTGCGCGTTACGCAGCTTCCCCCGGTAGGTGCCTTTCGTCTGACGGCGGCGGCGGCGCACCGCCCGGTTCGACGTGTCCACCCCGGACGCGACGACCCAGTGCGCCTGCGTGCCCCATTCGGTCCAGTGCACCGGACCGGTCGCTTTGACGACCCATGCGCTGTCGCGCAGCCCGGACCATCGGCGGCGCTGCGCGCTGTTCGGTGTGGCCCGCGCGCCCGTCTTCTCGTTCCCGGTGACCTGACGTGCCATCCGCCGCGCGTCTATCGCCAGCGACGTCGCGATCGCGCGTGAGGCCAGGAACTCGCGGTACTCCCACTCGCGTGGCGCGCGCTCCATCCCTGCCCCCCACCTTTCGAGGTCGCGGGCGAGCCCGTTCAATCCGCGCGGCATCGGTCTACGCGGGCGGGGTGGTGACCTGCGTGATGTCGCCCTGCACCTTCCACGTGCGCGAGGCCGTGGCCAGTGACGTCGACGGGCCGCCGATGTCGAACACCTGCACGAGGACCTGCCCGGTGTATGCCGGGTTATCGGCGGTCACGGCTGCGGGTTCCGCGCCGGACGGGACGAAGTAGAACCCGACGACCTTCCCCCGGTTGGTGAGGCTGTACTGCGACAGTCCTGCGCTGTCCCCGGACTGCACCATGTCTACGTCGAGTTCCCAGTCGGCGCGGCCCAGCGCGCTGACGGTGCCGCATTCCACGACCTCGGAGTACACGCCGGCGGCGTCGGTGAGGACGTTGCCGGACGTCTCGCAGTAGAGGGTGGCGACGTCGGGGTCGGTGTCCCCGAGGTACAGCTTGCCCGGCCCTACGAATGGTGTGACGGCCATGATGCGGTCCTTTCCTTACAGGGTGACGGGGACGGTCGAGCGGACGAGGACGGTCAGATGCGTGGTGCCGCCGATCACGTTCTGCACCGGCGGGTCCCGGTCCACGCGGCCGTAGAGGTCACGGGCGACTACGGTGACCCGGTCGGTGAGTTCCTCGAGTGCGGTCAGCGCGCCGTCGTTGTCGCCGCCCGGCGCGACACAGGTCAGGTTCAGGTCGACCTCCCACAGGCACGCCGACGCCTGATCGTGCGCGCCCAGCCCGACGATCACGCACGGTGGGTTCGCCACCGACGGCCAGGACGGGTACACGGAGATGTCGGGCAGGGCCGTGGTCATCGCCGCGTACGCGGCGCGGCGGGCGGCCGTCGACCCCTCCGCGGCGGAGGGCATCAGGCGAACACCACCGGGGCGACGATGCCCGCATGCGCGAGCAGCGGCTGCACGGTGTAGAACACGTCCCGGTACACCGGGCTGGGGAAGTCCGACCCGTCCGGGTATCCGACGTCACCGGCCGGGCCGGAGTGCTGCCAGCGCCACAGCTCGGCGGCCGCGCGCAGCGTGGCCGTGTCATAGGCGCTGACCTGACCGGGCGTCCACACCCCGACGTCGCCGGTCACGTGCCGGTCGATCATCGTCAGTGCGGTGCCGAGGACCCGGCTCAGGTCGTCCTCATGCCCGGCGGGCAGGTTCAGATACCCGGCCAGGTCCTCGACGGTCACACTCATCGTCTGCGTCACTTCCGGGAGTTCGACTGCGTGCGCTCCACAGCCACGGTCGGGGTGCACTCGGCGATCGCTTCGGGGCGGGCCACGGCAGCCGCGCCCTCACCCTCGGCGAGGAGCGTGATGATGTTGCGCTTGAAGTTGGAAACACCGTCGATGCCGGTGTCGCTGTCCGTGACGTACAGCTGCTGCATGTCGCTGTACCCGAGGACCACGCCGTCGGTGAAGTTGCCGACGTAGGCCGTGCCCGCGGTGAGCGCACCCACAGCGACCATCCGCATCCCCCAGATGGACGTGCCGATGCCCGGCACCGCGCCGTTACCGCCGGTCCACACGGCCAGGTCGAGCGCGGCCGCGTCGGCCGGGTTCAGCAGCACCGTGTTCGGGGTGTAGCCGGCGTTTTCCACGGTCGCGACACCGAGCCGGATCGACTCGAGCATGTCCGCGCCCGCCACTGTGGTGTACGTGCCGCCGGCGATCGCGTCGGCGACGAGCCGCTCGAACTTGTCGAGGACCCCGCGCACCAGGTTCTCCTCGATGAAGTCCCGCATCTGCGGGGTGTCGGAGAGCAGCTTGCGGGTCGCTTCGACCCAGTGCGCGACGGTCACCAGGTCGACCTCGACGGAGGTCAGCGTGACGGTCGCCTCAGGCTTGAGCGCGCCCTCCGCGACGACCTCCGCGACCGGGGCGGCGGCCGGGTAGTAGCCGACGATCAGCTTCCCGCCGGTGACAGCCTGTTTGCGGACCACGTCGAGCAACGGGTGCTGCATCTGCGGGGCTGCGGCGTAGATGCGGGTGTGGTCCTGCAGGTTCGCCGGCACGAGGCTGCTGTCGAGTACGGCGCGCAGGTTGAACGGCACATCCGCGAGGTGCGTCTTCCCGCCGCGGTTGCGGACGAACACCTCGAGTCCTTCGCTGGTCGTGACAATGTCACCCCATGCGCGCTGCTCCTTCGGCTGCGGGGCGGCGGCGAGAGAGGCCATCATGCCGCCCATGGCGGCGCGCTTCGCGGCGGCGTCGGTGGCGGCGGCAAGCCGCTTCTCCAAGGTTTCCGCGCGGCGCTGCAGGCCGGTGAACTCCTCACCGGCAGGGTCGACGTCGTCGTCGGCGAGCATGACCTCGAGCTGGTCGAGCAGCTGCGCGCGGGTCTCGGTGAGGTCCTCGATGAGCGTGGACACGGGCACGTCCTTTCCCGATGGTGTGTGGTGAGACTCCATCGGGGACCGCGACACCCCTGGCTGCGGGGCTGGGCGGCGGGGACGGCGAGCCGTTGCGTCAGACCTTAGCGCACACCCCGCCTGCGCGCGGCGAGCCACGCCCGCGCGGCCTCACGGGCCACGTCGACGGTGTGCGCGCGCTGCAGGGTGGCGTGACGCTGGTACGCGCCCCACGGCACCACCGATATCTCCATGAGGCGGGCGCGGCGGTGTTCCACGTGCGTCGTGCCGTCATGGTCGCTGATCCGCGTCCCTCCGTTGACGCTGTTGAACCCGATGCTGAGCTCGTCCACGAGGTGGTGCCGCAGCTGCGGGGGTATCAGCTCGTCGGGGATGCTGCCCGTGAAGTACAGCCCGTCGGCGCGTTCCTCCAGTTCGTCGACCTGCCCGATCACGTCGAGGTGGACGTAGCAGATCTTCACCCGCGCAGGGTCTTTCACCTGCCGTTTGAACGTGCCCGGCCGGAACGTCTCCCGCAGTCCGGTGGCGATCTCCATGGTCACGCCGTAGGGCACCGCCCGACCGGAGATCCGGCCGGAGGTGTCGACGTCGTAACTGCCGAAATCCTCACCCAGCCGGGGTGTCATGTCCCCGGCCCGCAGCTGCTCAAGGAACTCCGACCGTGCTTGCATCCGACATCACCTCCTCGGCGAAATCCACGTGCACGCGGCTGCCCTCCGGGAGCAGCCGGGACAGTGTGGCGCTGATCTGGTCGGCCCACGGCTGCAACGTGAACCGCACCAGCGCGAGATAGCGCTGCGAGACGTTCGCGTAGGTCATCGAGTCCCCGGACGGCGCGCCGACCATGTCGAACGGCACCCCGAACGCCAGCGCAACGTCGACCAGCGTCATCCGGTACATCTCCACCAGCTGCGCGTCGACCGGGCTGATCGAGATCGGCTCGTAGGCGGTCGCCGCGTTCAGGATCGCGATACCCCGATGACCCTGCCCGTGCGCGGTGTTCCATCCCTCGCGCGCGGCGTCGGCGTCGGACTGCGTGATATGCGGGCTGTCGATCTTCAGGATTCCCGACGGCACCCCGGAGGAGAACGTGCCGGCGGCGTAGTCGGTGACGCTCTCCGCGAGGCCGAGCTGCGCGGTGTGCCATGACAGCGTGCCCGGTGTCATGCCGGTGTCCGGGTCGACGGGCACACCCCGATTGCGTAGCTCGAGCAGGCGGTACGTGCCCGCGTCGGTACGGAACTCACCGTTGAAGTCGGTGTCCCAGTAGCCGCCGCTGCGCTGGTCCGTGGGGTGCGCGGCGATGCGTCGGGCGACATAGGGGCCGTGCTGGCCGTCGGTGCGCTGCACGGCGCTGACATGACCCGGATGGATCAGGAACATCTGACCGGGTAGCGGGGTGCCGTCGGCGGCCGGCTCGAACGCGAGATATCCCATGCCCCACAGCAACGCCGAACGGACCCAGTCCGACCAGAACGTCGGACCCGTCATCCGCCGCGACGCAGGGAACAGCGGCGCGTCATACCTGCCGTCGGGTCGGGTCAGCATCGGGTCGGACAGCCAGCGAGGCAGGTCCCCGCCGGTGACTTCCCAGCCGGCGCTCGTGATCCCGTCGGCGATGATGCGTACCGCCTGTGTCACCGCCGCCTGGTTGGCAGCACCGTACGGCCGGGGTCCGTGCGGTCCGATGTACGGGCCGGAGTCCTGCCCCGCCCACCACACCGGACCGACCTGAGACGCGAGCCACCCTGACGGTGGGCCGTTGACCTTCGCGTGATCGTTCGTGCGTTGCCACACACCCATTGCCGGTGATCATTGCACACCGCTAGGACATGACAAGCGCTTAGAACACCTGCGGCACGCCGGCCGGTGCGGTGACGGCGCGGTACACCGCCCACGCGGCGGCGCGGAGCAGCTCCGAGGGTGGGCGCGGCTGCACGTGCAGCGCGCCGGTCGTGGCCTCGCGCAGCTTCACGAGACGGACCTGCGTGTCGAGGTCGTCGCCGTCCCAGCGCAGCCGGCCGGCGCGTACCTGCCGGCGCAGCTCGGGTAGCGCCACAGACGTATCCCGCTGCCCTGCGGGTTCCGCGCCGCGCGCTCGCATCCGCGGGTCCTTGAGCAGGGTGGCACCGCACAGCAGCAGCGGCGCGGCGGAGACCGCGCTCAGCGCGGTGTCCATGTCGGGGAACATCCGCGCCCACACGTTCACCGTCGGCCCTGTACGCCACACCAGCGCCGCAGCCGCGCTGTCCGGCCACCTGTCCTCGACAGCGGCGACGTCAGGCCGTGACGGGGCACTCAGCGCCCTGCGGGACTCCTCCCACGCGGTCAGGTTCAACCAGTGCGCGTCTTCCACGCCGGACACCGGGTCGTGCTGCACGAGGAACTCGGTAGGGAACGAGTCCAGCGACGCCAGCCCCTCGAGCAGCTCCTCGCGGGCGGGTGACCAGTCCGGCGACGCCCACCGCCACGCCTGCCGGTCGGTCGGGTCGATACCGGGCGGCGCGCTCCACTCGAGGACAAGCGTTTTCGGTGAGGCGCTCATGCCGTCCTCGCGCAGCTCCCGCAGCAGCCGGCCCTGCTCGGACAGCGCGGCATCCGGTCCGGCTTTCGCCCCCACGCCCGCGTAGAACATCTGCGGCTGTAGCACCCGGCTGCCGCTCATCGTCGGCTGCAACCCCCGATGCACGGCCGCGTAACGGGCGTCCTGTACCTCGTCCACGAACGTGCACGTGGTCGAGCTGCCGGTGACCGTCTCCCGGCGGAGCACCCTCGACGACCACGTCGGGCCACGCTCGTCGCCGTCGAGATAGTAGTCGTAGGCATGCGTCTTCGCGCGCTTACGCCCGCCGAACCGTTCGACCAGCTCCTCGGCCCACGGCTCCAGCAGCCGCTCCGCGAGGTCGTATCCGGGGGCGAGGTTCATCACGTGCTGCGGCTGGCCGAGCAGCCGGCTCCCCTCGACCTGCCGCCACAGCAGCAGCCGCCGCATCAGGTAGGTCTTGCCCTGCTGTCGGGCGACGAGCAGCAGGACCCGCCGCCAGTAGAGGCGGCCGTCGACCGTTTCGAGGGCCCGGCGGATCACGTGCCGCTGGTATGGCATCAGAACATCACCGGGCGCGTGCACATCCATCCATTCGAGTGCCTGATCGGCGAGCTCATGGCTGGCACCGGGCGGCATCGGGGTTTCTATCCGGGGTTTGGGGTAGTCCCCGTCGTCGGCCATCGGCGGCGGCGGACACGGCAGAGGTTCTGCCTGACCGTCGTGTGTGTGTGTGCGCGAATCAGG